TGACCAGTGGGCCGCGGTGAACAACGATAACGAGGACGCCGCCCTTGCTCCCACGCGGGAGACAATGAGGGTGGCGATCCTCTATGCGCTTGGATATCTGTTCGAGCATCGGGAGGAAGCCGACCATCACAGTCTGACGCTTACGCTGCGGTCCCTGCTCTTCGGCCTCCGGGAAGGAGTCGTGTGATGAATATTGCAGGGCTCCGGGTGCGGATCACCATACAGCGGAATGAGACTGTGACGGATAAGTACGGCAATCATAAATCCGTCTGGCAGGATTATTTCACCTGCTGGGCGACGGCGGTGACCAGCGGCATTTCTTCTTCTGAAGATGAGACAGCCGGTCATACTGTCGAGGCGGATCGGCTGGATCTGACGGTCCGGTATTCCTCCGAAACCGCTGCCGTCAACTCCAAGCAGTATCGTATTTTGCTGGGCGGCCGCATCTATAACATTCTGAGCATCGACGAGATGGGCTTCAAGCATAACAGCCGAAAGCTCCATACCGAGCTGATGGAGAGGTGATCCTATGGGACGCAGGGTAAGCATTGACGGCCTTGCAGATGCGGTCATGCAGGAACTGGACAACTACGCCGACACCACCACGGAGGGTGTGAAGTCAGCGGTAAAAAAGGCCGCCAATACTGTGAAGAAAGAGATCACGGCGGGAGCGCCGGAACGGACCGGCCGCTATGCAAAAAGCTGGCGGACCAAAACCACGAAGGAAAGTTCCTCCGCTCTGGAGATCACAGTGTATTCCCCGACACGGTATATGCTGGCGCATCTGCTGGAGCACGGCCACGCCATGCGGAATGGTGGACGTGTCGCTGCAAAGGTGCACATCGCACCCGCCGAGCAGGACGGTATCGAGGAACTGGAAGAAGAGATCGGGAGGACGCTTCGTCATGGATAATCTCATAAGCATCATGGAGGAGATCGGGCTCCCGTTCGCCTACGACCACTTCGCCGAGGGCGAGTCTCCGGAGCCGCCCTTCATCTGTTTTCTCTGCCCCGGCAGCGACAATTTTGCCGCGGATGGCTGGGCGTATTTCAAGGTCGATACGGTCCACATAGAACTGTACACCGATGAAAAGAATCCGGGGATCGAATCCCGCGTCGAGGCCGTGCTGGACAGGCGCGGCATTTTTTATGAAAAGACCGAGGTCTGGATTGAGAGCGAACGGCTCTACGAAGTCCTTTATTCTTTTGAGTTGGAGGTAAAAACCAATGAGCAATAAGGTGAAATACAACCTGAAAAACGTTCACGCCGCGAAGCTCACGACCGAGGTCGTGGATGGTGTGACCAACTATTCCTATGCAACGCCCAAGGCCATCCCCGGCGCGGTCAGCCTGTCTCTGGATGCCGAGGGTGATTCCTCGCCGTTCTATGCTGACGGCATCGTCTATTTCCGTACCTATGCCAATAATGGCTACAGCGGCGATCTCGAAATCGCGCTGATCCCGGAGTGGTTTCGCACGGAGATCCTGAAAGAGCTTCTGGACAGCAACGGTGTGCTGGTCGAAAGAGCCGACAATACCGAGAGCGTGAAGTTCGCGCTGCTGTTCGAGTTCGACGGCGACGAGCACGGCATCCGTCATGTGCTGTATAACTGCGCCGCCTCCCGTCCGAGCATCGAGTCCCAGACCAAGGAGGAGACGATCGAGCCCCGGACGGAGACGCTGAACCTGACCGCAGATCCCCGCGAGGATGGTCTGGTCAAGAGCCGTACCGGAGATACCACCGATGCCGCCATCTATGACGGCTGGTACGAGTCTGTGTATGTCCCCGCCGCTGAGACCGAGGAAGAGACGACGGAGGAATAAGCCATGCAGGAGAAAACTGTTCTGGTAAGCGGCAAGGAGGTGCGGTTCCGCTCCTCCGCCGCGATTCCTCGCCTCTACCGCATCAAGTTCAAACGGGACATTTTCAAGGACCTGTCAAAGCTGGAGGCGTCGTATAAGGGAAAGGCCGATGATGGTGAAGAGCTGCAGATCGAGGATCTGGAGATTTTCGAGAATGTGGCTTATATCATGGCCTTTCATGCCGATCCCACCATTCCTGGCACCATTGAGGAGTGGCTGGATGAATTTGAAATGTTCTCAATCTATCAGGTGCTCCCGGAGATCCTTGAGCTCTGGGGCGCGAATCTGGTGACGGACATCGAGTCTAAAAAAAACGCAGTCCCAGCGCCCGGGAAATAACGACGCCGCTTTTCCTGCTCCGATGCCTGGAGATCGGGCTCTCCATGTCGGACCTCGATCTCCTGACCATCGGCATGGTCCTGGATATCTGGACGGAGAAAGGAAACGACGATTACAAATACAGTGAGAAAGATACCGTGCGTGTCGCCGGGCAGAAGGATTTCGATAATTTCTGATGAAGGGAGGCGAGCATCATGGCTGGACGCATCAAAGGCATAACAGTGGAAATCGGGGGCGACACTACAGGACTGGAAAAAGCCCTAAAGAGCGTTAATACCACGATACGCAATACGCAGAGCCAGCTGAAGGATGTAAATCGCCTCCTCAAGCTTGACCCTTCCAACACCGAGCTGCTTTCCCAGAAGCAGCGTGCGCTGAAGGATGCGATCGGCGCTACCACGGATAAGCTGGAGACGCTGAAGCAGGCACAGGCTCAGGCAAAGCAGCAGTTGGAGAATGGTGATCTCGGTCAGGATAAATATGATGCCCTGCAGCGCGAGATCATAGAAACGGAGCAGGAACTCCGCCGCCTGCAGGAGGAAGCTGCTGCCACGAGCACTGCTCTTGCCAAGATCGACGAGGCCGGGAAAAAGATGGAGGCTTTCGGAGACTCCGTCACCAGCGCCGGTCAGAAGATCATGCCTGCTTCTATGGCTGTCGCCGGTCTCGGGGCTGCTGCGGTGAAGACCGCCGCGGACTTCGATTCCGGCATGAGCAAGGTTGCAGCTATCTCAGGTGCAACCGGGGACGATCTGGATGCCCTGCGGGATAAGGCCCGGGAGATGGGTGCCAAGACCAAGTTCTCTGCTTCCGAGGCAGCCTCCGCTATGGAATACATGGCGATGGCGGGCTGGAAGACAGAGGATATGCTCGACGGCATCGAAGGTATCATGAGCCTTGCCGCTGCGTCCGGTGAAGATCTGGCAACCACCTCGGATATCGTGACGGATGCGCTGACGGCATTCGGCCTCTCGGCTCAGGACTCCGGTCACTTTGCAGATATCCTCGCGGCAGCATCTTCCAATGCAAACACCAACGTCCGGATGATGGGCGAAACCTTCAAGTACTGCGCTCCCATCGCAGGCGCTCTCGGTTTCTCCGCGGAAGACGTCGCCGAGGCGATCGGCCTCATGGCGAATGCAGGTATCAAGAGCACGCAGGCCGGTACCGCGCTCCGCACGATCATGAACAACCTTTCCGGTGAGGTAAAGATCACCGGAGCGGCGCTGGGTGAAGTCATCATCGCCACCACCAACGCAGACGGCTCCATGCGCGATCTGTCAGATATTCTGGCGGACTGCCGTGGAGCCTTTTCTCAGCTTTCTGAATCTGAAAGAGCGCAAGCCGCGGAAGCGCTGGTCGGCAAGAATGCCATGTCCGGCTTCCTCGCGTTGATGAATGCCGCTCCGGAAGATATAGAAAAACTCAGCACCGCCATCGATAACTGTGACGGCACCGCCGCGCAGATGGCGGAGACCATGCAGGATAATCTGGCCGGGCAACTGACCATCCTCAAATCTCAGCTTGAAGAACTGGCCATCTCCTTCGGTGAGATGCTGATGCCCGCCATCCGGGCTATTGTATCCAAGATTCAGGCATTCGTGGACAAGCTGAACGGCATGAGCGAAAGCCAGCGGAAAGCGATCCTGACCATCGGCCTGATCGTTGCTGCGCTCGGGCCGCTGCTCGTTATCATCGGAACGCTTATTTCCAAAGTCGGTGTAGCGATGCAGGGCTTTGTGAAGCTGGCAACCGGTGTGAAGAAACTCGGTGTGGCGGTCAAAGCCGGGACAGGAGTCTTCGGTAAGCTGGGCGCTGCACTCGGCGGGATCTCCGCTCCCGTGCTGGCGATCGTTGCGGTCGTCGCTGTGCTGATAGCTGCCTTCAAGCATCTGTGGGATACCAACGAGGAATTCCGCAACGCCATCACCGGCATATGGGAAGGCATCGTTTCCAAGATCCAGGCATTCTGTCAGGGCATCGTCGATCGACTGAATGCGCTGGGATTTGACTTCGGCTCCATCGTAGATGTACTGAAGAGTCTGTGGGATGGGCTTTGCCAGTTCCTCGCTCCTGTATTTGAGGCGGCTTTCAATGTCGTTTCTACCGTCCTCGGCACGGTGCTCGATGTGATCACCGGTCTGCTGGATGTATTCATCGGGCTGTTTACCGGGAACTGGTCTCAGATGTGGGAAGGCGTAAAAGAGATCTTCTCTGGCATCTGGGACGGTATCACCGGCCTGTTCGATACGGCGCTGAACCTGCTGAAATCTCTCGCGGAGACTGTGTTCGGCTGGTTCGGCAGCACATGGGAATCTGTCTGGTCAGGCATCAAATCTTTCTTCGAGACCATATGGAACGGGATCGTGGCCTTCTTCACTGGTATCTGGAACGCTATCGTCTCCACAGTCACCGCGCAGATCAATGCTGTGAAGACTGTGGTCACTACGGTTTTCAATGCCATCAAGACCACCGCCACCACGATCTGGAACGGCATCAAAACGG